GTCTAAGCTCGGGACGTCTATCGCGCGCTATTTCGGGATGCCGGCATGGATGGTCAACGTCCCTAGTGAGGCTGGGTCGCTGACCTATGCGAACGCATCGGCCGCCGGACTCGACCTGGTGCGCTATACGCTGCAACCCGGATACGCGGGCCCGATCGCGGATGCCTGGTCCGATGAGCTACCCGGCAACTACCTGACCGGGCGCCGTGTCGTCCTGGGCCTAAATCACCTGACGCGCGGTACCGTCCTGGAGCAATCGCAGGCTTACGCGATCGCGACCGGCAATCAACCCTGGATGATCCCGAGCGAGGTTCGCGCCGAGCTCGGACTACCGCCCGACCTGGGCCTAGATGAGAGCGGCGCACAGGCCCCCGCGTTAGAGAGGATCGCACCATGACGTATCGATGCCCGATCGACGGGCGCGAGCTCGCAGAGGGAAAAGCGTGTCCCGAGCACGGTATCGCGTTCGGGCCTGACGGCCGCGGAGGGACCGTTGTCGCGTCAACGAAACCGATCGGGAACCGGCCGGCGGCCGCTGACAAGCCGGCCGGCGACCGGCCGGCGACCGGACGGAAGCGTAAGGCGGCACGATGAGCGACCTACACCGGCTCGACGCGGGTTCCGTAGCGATCCGTAGTGACGCGGACGGCGACGGCCGCACGATCGAGGGATACGCGGTCAAATGGGGCGAGCTCACTAGCCTAGGCGCGGCCGAGGAATTCCCGGACGCGGCCGAAGGGTTCGAACGCGGTGCATTCGCGGATGCCATCGCAGCGCGAGCCGATCGGCCGTGGCCGTTCCTCGCAACCCATAATGGCGTGCCGGTCGCCGGTATCCGGTTCGATGAAGACGATACCGGCTTGCACTACGTCGGCCGGATGCTCGAAACGCAGGCGGCGCGGGATTACGCGGCCACTATCCCGGCCGGCAACGATGGGGTATCGCTGGAATTCATGGTCCGCGGCGCAACGTCAAAGCGGCGCGGTAACGCGGTCATTCACACGCGAGTACCCGCTATCGCAGGGTTAGCGGGAACCTATAAACCGGCCTATATGGGTGCGACGATTGCACTCCGATCGGAGGGAGATACGAACATGACGGATACGACGGAAGCGACCGTGGCGGAGCGCGCGGAGGCGCCGGCCACCCCGCTCGGGATTTCACGGGATGACATGGTGCAGCTCGTCCGCGACACCGCTACAGAGGTTGTGCGCGGGATGGCCGAGCGCGGCGCATTCGTCGCCGGCCCAAAGCCGGCCGACCCGTTCGCCGGATACAAGAACCTGGGCGAGCTCATGCGAGCCGCCTACGTGTCGCGTCCTGAGACGACGGCGGATCCTTCGAGCGGTGCGACACCACAGCGTGATGACCTCCGCGCGTATGCCGCGCGCGCACTCGCGGACGTCGTGTTTACGGCCGGCGCGAATGCTGGGCTTGCATCCGGCAACCTTGTCACGACCGATATCAAGCGCATCGTGAACGGTGGCCGGCCGGCCATCACCGCGTTCGGTGGGCCGCGGGGGCTGGGCGATACGGCTGGTCTTACGCTCGAGTGGCCGTACTTCGATGGCACGCTGTCGGATTACGTCGCGGCGCAGTCGGCCGAGAAGGCCGAGATCGAGTCCGCCACGATCGATATCAAGCTGGACACGGAGGCGCTGAAGACCTACGCAGGCGGCGCCGATATCTCGTATCAGGTTCTCCGGCGCGGTAACCCGAGCGTGCTCGACGCGTTCGGCCGGATCATGCTGGCCGCCTGGGCGGCCGTCACCGATGCCGCATTCGTTACGGAGCTGGAAAGCGGATCCGTCACGGTCGACTACACCGAAGCGCTGGCATCGCACGATCTCGCGGAATTCATCGCGAACCTGATCACGGGATCGCTTGCCGTGCAGGCGGCGACCGGCCAGCCGGCCGATTTCGTCCTGGCAAGCACGACGGCATTCGCAAGGCTCGCGAACCTGATCATCCCGTCAACGATCACGATCGCGGGCGCGTCATCGGCGGACGTCCGCGGAATGCGGATCGAGCTCGCGAACGTCCCCATCATTCACGTTCCGAGCATCACGGCCGATAAGCTCATTATCTCGAACCCGTTGGCCGCAGCATGGTTCGAGGATGGTCCGTTCCAAGTGTCCGCCGAAGATGTGGCGCACCTGGGCCGGGACGTCGCGTTCTGGTCGCTCGGGGCCGGCGCCCGGTTCATCCCGGCCGGCATCGTCGAAGCCTACGACGTCACCCCGTAACCCATGTCTACCGATCGCAACACGCGCTTGCAGGAGGTCACGGCGCCCGGTACTCCGGTATCGGGCACCGCGGTCCTGTACGTCAAGTCGGATGGCAAGCTCTATTGCAAGGATGATCAGGGAGTCGAGCGAGCCGCCTACTACACGCAGGCGGCCTACGTGAACCCTGGAACGGCCACGGCCGGTCAAGTCGCTACGGCGCTTATCAACGCCGGGCTTATGGCCGCGTCCTAGGGATGGCGGCGCCATACGTCACAGGGGCGGATATCCTGCAACACGTTGCCGGCTCGGGCGCCGCGTCTACGGACGCGGAAGATATCGCCTGGGCTGACGTCGTGGCCGCAGCGATCGAGGGCGCGATAGCCTCGCGCCTGGACGATGGCGCCTATACCCCGACATCGTCGCAAGAGGCGCAGCTAGTCGCTGCGGCGCTGCAGGATGGCGCGGCGCTCTACGTCGCTCGCAAGGCGCCTAACGGCATCGTTAGTTTCGGCCCGGACGGTGATATTGCGCGCCTCGGGTCGGCGCAGCTACGCGCTTGTGAACCGATCCTGTATCGGATTAGTCCGGGTATCGGATGACCGCAACCACACTAGCGACGGCGCGAGGCGAGGCTATTACGGCGCTACAGGGCGCCGGGGTGGCCGCTAGTGGTGCGCCGATGGCCGAGCCGCCATATGTCTACGTTGCCGGCGATGGTGGAGAAACGGGGCGGATCATGGCCGGTCAGGTTGCCGCGGTGTTCCGGTTTATCTGCGTCGGCGGCGCCTGGGATGAGGAAGCGGCCGCGGTCGAGCTCGACGCGCTGAAACAGGTAGTGCTAGAGACGCTGCGCGAGCTCGACGGCTGGCGGATTGACTCACTCGGCCGCGACGGTGCGCGCGACTGGCAAGGCGGAACGTATCTAACGGCCGATATCGGCGCCGCGCGCCTAGTAACGATCTAACCCGGAGGGAGACGATGGCTAGCAACCCGCAGCTACTCAAAGTAATCACGTTCGAGCTCGACGGCGACGATTACAGTATGGACGCGCTCGATGTAGAGCTCGTCCCGACACCCGGTGACGTGCAGTCGGTGCGCACGCTCGATGGCGTCTCGCACAGTGACGCGGAGGGCGAAACCTGGGGGCTCCGGGTTCGCGCCGTTATCGATTGGGATACGACACGGCCGGGACTCGCGTATTACCTGTTCGCGAACAAAGGCGATCAGGTTACGTTCCGTTTCCGTAAGGATACGGCCGCTATCTCGACGTCTAACCCGGAAATCGGCGGCACCGTCACGCTTGTTCCAATTAGCTATGGCGGCAACGGCAACGAGTACGCGGAAGCGGAGGTTATCCTCCCGATCGACGGCGACCCGACCATTGACACGACACCGTAGCGCATGGCGCGCAATGGTGGGCGCGCCGGAGTAGAGGTCGAGGGCGGACCACAGCTACGGCGCGCGTTTCGCAAGCTAGATGACCGCGCGTCTGACCTGAAACCCGCGAACCGGGAAGCGGCCGAGCTCGTAGAGCGCGAGGCGGAAACGCTCGTACCGCGGCGAACCGGCCGGCTCGCGCGGACAATCCGTAGCACGGCGACCGCGCGTGTCGGATCCGTCCTGGCCGGCGGCCGCGCGCTCGTACCGTATGCGGGCCCTATTCATTTCGGCTGGCGGGCCCGCAACATCGAGCCGCAGCCGTTCCTATATGACGCGCTCGACGCTCGACGGGATGATGTGGTGGAGCGATACCGCGCAGCGGTGGATACGATGGTTAGGCGGTTCGAGGCTGAGGCGCCGGATTGATGGAGGCTAGCTATGGACGATTTAGGGACGGTCACATTCGATCTGGAGACGCTCACGATGGGGGAGGCGTCGGAAGCGGAACGGCAGTCGGGCCAGCCGTTGTCGGCGCTGCTACGGTCCCCGGTCAGCCGGCGAATGCTGGGAATGTTCGTTCACGCATTGCGGCACTACGAGACGCCGCTAACCTGGTCCGATCTATCGAACCTCCGCCTATTAGACGTCTCACAATCGAGCTCGCGCGAGCCGAGCGACAACCGATCAGTGAAATCGAACGCCTAACGGTCTATGAGGCTCTATGGCTTATCCGCGTTCGGCGCGAGGAAGCGATAGTCGCTGACCGGGCGCGGCGCTCGTCTGGAGTGAGGTTGCGTCGTGGCACGCGCAGATAGCACCGTCCGCGTAAACGTCATTGGCGATGCTAAATCGCTGCAGACGGCCGCGAAAAAGTCAGAGTCCGCCATCGGCGGTATCGGCAAGGCGGCCAAGATTGCCGGCGGCGCCATCATTGCCGGGTTCGCGGCCGATGCCGTACTCGATTTCGCGCAGACGGCACTATCGGAGTCCGACCGGATCGGAGACGCTACCGCGCGCCTGGAGGCGCAGCTAGGCGACTTGTCGGCGCCGCTTATCAATGCGGCTAACGGGTTCGAAAAGCTCGGGCAGTCGCGTCAGGACGTGCTAGAGCTCGAAGCACGGTTCACGGATCTAGCGAAAGCGGCGCATCTGTCGGGTGAGGAAATCGCCGGATCGGCGCCGAAAGTGGTGGAAGCGGCATCGGCGCTCGCGCTACTCGGGATAGGCGGCGGCGATGCCGCTACCGTGCTCGACCTGATCGGTAAGGCGGCCGGCGGAGGATCTAAGCCGCTAAAGGAATTGGGTATCGACCTCTCCGATACTGAGGTACAAGCGCGGGCCCTAGCGGATACGGGTAAATCGAGCGCTAGCGCGCTAACCGATCAGGAGCTAGCCGCGGCGCGTCTCTCGCTGATCATGGAAGCGCTGCAGCCACGCATCGCGGCCGTGACTGAGGGTTCGGGCGACCTAGAGCAAAAGCAATCGGAGCTACAGGCCAAATTCGAGACGCTAACCGGGAAAATCGGGCAGGGGCTCGAAGGGCCGTTGACGTCCCTACTGAGCTGGATCAATGAAGGTATCGACGGGCTAGGCGAGCTCGGTCTATTTGTCGAGTATGTCGATAAGACGATACGCGACGCGCTGGGCCCGATTGCACAGATGGCCGATGCGCTCGCGGATCTACTCAACCAGATAGACGAAGCGCTAAAGGGTCTAGGACTCATCACAGGCGGCCATACACAGG